CCTGTTTGGTAAACGGAGCCTAGTCCGTTGGGTAGTGCGAACTCTGCGTGTGTGTGGTAGTGGCCGATGTAGGCGTCTCGGAATGCCCAAGGGTATGAGCCGGACTGCCACTTGGCTACGTGTGTGACGAGCGCTCCTGGTGAGGCGAAGCCGTTACGGCCAACCTCGTCGCCGTGGAGCACTAGCGCCCGGTAGTTGCCTATCTCGAGGCGTTGGACGTCTTCAGGGCATTCTTGCCAGGTTAGGCGTTTTTCGCCTTGGAGTAGTTGCCTGGCTAGCTCGTAGCACATGCGGTCTACGTTGTCGTTGCGGACTACGTTGTCACGTTTGGAGCCGATACGGCCGTGGTTTCCCCATTCGGGGACTACTGTGACGTGTTCGTAGTTGGCTAGGGCTATGCGAACGACGTCGACGAGTAGGCGGCTGACGTTGACGTATTGCTCGAACAGGGTTGAGTCGACTTCCCATGAGGCGGTCGGATAGTTCCAGAGTCCTTCGACCATGTCGCCGGTGAATGCTATTGTTGCTCGTTTGACCGGGTGATGGCTGCGCTGAATGTCGGTAATCGTGACTGCCTTTTCGGCGAATTGGAGCACACGCCTAATCATTACGTTGGTGTCATACGAAGGTGTGACTTTGGAGCCTTGCCAGTCGCCCATGACCCAGAGTGCGACTTCTTCGGAGCCTTTGCGTCGGTCTTTTGGTGGCGGTGTGACGTTCTTGACTCCGCCCAGGGCGAGCATGGCGTCATAAGCGGCTTCTTGCGTTACCTCGACGAGTTGCCGGTTGCGGTCTTTTGCCTCGATAACGGCTCTTTGTGCCCGGCGCAGTGCAGCTCGAAGTGCCTTAGTTTCTTCTGAGTCTTCGGCTGGTGGCTCGAGGTCTTCGAGAAGGCTCATGCGAGTGACCGGTAGCAGCGGCAGGCTCTACGCCTGTGTGTTGCCAGGGTCTCTCTGGTGATGATTATGCCTCGAGCGTTTAGAGCTGTGGCCAGTGAGTGACTGGTCCACTTCTCCAGGTCGTTTAGTGCCTCGGTGAGTATCTTGGCGTCGTTGTCCTCGAGTGAGTTGACGATTAGTGTGACTTTGCACACTGATGTCATGCTGGCCGGCTGTAGGCCGTCGAGTAGTCCCATTAGTTGAGCCCTTCTAGGTGTTGGATTACTTCGAGATACAGTTTTCGGTCTCGAATGCTTTTGGTCTTCTCGGCTTTTGCTGCGAAGTGTTTTTGTAGTTCGATGAGTAGCTCGAGCCTGGCGATTTGTTTTGAGGTGTCGCTGATTTCTTTGGCGAAGTTTACGAGCTCGTCGTAGTTTGGGTTATTTGACAAGGTGGGCTCCTGACTCAATGTCAAGGTATAGGTCTAGCAATTGGCTGCAGAATGGGTGTCTACAGTCTCCGTCTAGCAGCAAAGCTAAACAAATCTTTTTTTCGATGTGCTCGAGAATGCTTTGGCGCTCGTTTGCTCTAGCTGGGGGTTTCATTTGTTTCCTCGTTTTCTTCTGGCCATGTTTCTCCGAAGATAATCATGGCGGTTTCGGTAAATAGGCGTCCGACTTCTAGGTCGTCGAAGCCTTGCCGGCGCAGCTCTTGAATGAAGTGCACCATGGGTTGAACGTCGTTCCGGATTGCTTTAGTTATGACTAGGGCGCAGAGTTCTTTGTGTGTGAGTTCCCTCAGTTTCTTAGTCATTGCGTGTCAGTATCTTGAAGAAAACTGCTACGCCGACTAGTGCGGTTAGGTTAGCCCAGATTGGGTGATTGACTGCGAGCGCTTGAAGGCCAACGACCCAGATTGGGAATATGGCTGCGAAGCCGATTAGCCAGGAGACAACCGTCTTCATTAGTTACCGCCTACAAATACCGAAGCAACCTGCAAAGTCATTTCGACAGACTGAACGGTGGTCAAGCTCAGGACTACGCACTTGGTTTTGCCGCTGCGAAAAACTTTGTATTTTCCTAGCTGGATTTCTTCGCCGATTTTTAGGCCTTGAAGTTTTTTGTGGATTTCGTAGCTGTTCATTTTGTATCTCCTCGTTTTGGTGACCTTTGTTAGTCACGGTTCTAACTTAGTCGATTTGCAACGCTTTTCGCAGCGTGTCGCTGTCCGTTACTGACTTGTTATAAATACGGATTTGGACGCCCGGTGTCGCTCCGTAGTGCTTTGAAGCGTAGACAGCAATTACTTGCGAGTCGTCGTGCCAGGCATGGCCGTCAGTTACTCCGTCAAACACAGCTCGAACCAGTTTGTCCAGGTCAGGCTTTACAGCCGGGAACAGTCGCTTTACGGTCTTTGGTCTCTCCAGGTAAAACTCGATGAAGACGACCAGGGGCATATCCGACTCGAAGCCGTTGAAGCGTTGCCGGATTAGTTCGGTGCGTGTTGCAGCTGTGACTGTTGCTCGCCACTCTTTGAGTTTTTTGTTGCTGTCGAACATGACTGCTCGGCCACCGATTACCGCAGCAGTTTTGGAACCCTGTGGAATCGGTTGGCCTGCAACATGTATCTCGAGCACTAGAAGGGAGCGTTTCCGTATTTAGCCTCGTCGTCGAGGTCACGAACCTTCTCAACGGTTTTAGGTTTCACCTGGCGAACGTGAGGGTTATTGATTGAGTGGCCGACAGCAGACTTGGTTTCGCCGTCTTTCTCATACTCCTCAAGCTTGGTTCCAAGTTCTCCCTCGAGCTCGACCCAGTCGCCGGTATTGATATCGGTCAGTCCGTTGAACCAAACCTGCCACTTGCGCTTACGCTCGAACTTCTTGCCGTCGGCATACTCAACGATGAAGTCTTCCCAAATTGTGAGTGACCGGCGTGACTCTGAAACTTTAGCCTCGCCCTGAATAATTACTGTTGCCATTTTGCTCTCTCGTTTCTATATATTGTTTTGATTGTTCTCTAGTTGTTCTTAATTGTTAACCGGCCACCTGTGTCCTGTGAGACGACCCAATTTGTCCTGTCAGCCGACCCAATTTGTCCTGTCAGGCGGTCACGCATGGCCGCTAATGTCAGGTCTCGGTGTTGAGTCGTTTTGTCACAGGTTTCAGGGCAGTCGACGAGTATCCGGTAACGGTTCGTGCGTCGCTGTGGGTCATGTCCGACACCCTGGTGAAGTAGCACGTCTATCTCACCGGCGTCAGACAATTCTTTGAGGGCTCGTCGAGCTGTGCGCTCAGAGCAGTTAGCCAGGCGAGCAAGAAGGGCTTGTGAAGGCCATGCGCCGTATTTGCCGTCGTCGTCGTAATAGTGTGCCAGGGCAACCAAAACGAGCTTCGTCGTCGACTGAGCCTTTGAGTGCGCCAAAACAGCGCTCACTGCGTGAAAACCCATTACTTGGCTTCGGCTATTGGCTTGGCTATCTTCTGGATTTCGTCGAGCACGGTTGCAGGCTGGTTGTCTGCCTGTGCTTCGGCGTAGAGTGCTCGGAGCGCCTCGAGGTTGCCTTCTGAGGCGTGTTCCATGGCTCTGACGATAAGTGCGTCGCCGACGAGTTTGGAAGTCTTAGACTCGTCCTCAAAAGCGTGGCGCATTTCTTCACGGCTTGGACGCTTGCCTTTGGTCTTGACGAAGTCTAAGTCAGCCAGGGCTCTACCGATTGCGGAAGTAGCGCAGACCTCTAGCCACGAATTGGTGTTAAGTTTAGAGCCGCCGATGTATTCCTGAGCGAAGTCGACTGTCGCAGGGCGCTGGTCTTCTCTGTCTGTGAAAACTTCTGCCTTCATCACAATCTGCTTCTCGTCGACTGCGACGATTGAAGTGATTATGCGGCCAGCTGGATAAAGTTTCCAGAATGATGTAATTCGGTTTTCGACTGATTCATAGTCGTCAGGATTGTATGCCAATTTGTTCCCTCAGTTCTCTCTCGTATTTGGTTGCTGCGTCCTGCATCTCCAACTGCATGAAGATGTTTGGTTTTATCTTATGCTCGAGCAGTTTGTTTCCCGAACACTGCACAATGGTAGCACTCCCAAGACCTAAAACCATGCAATACCACTGCACTTGATAAACCCATGACTCGGGCAATTCTCGTGCCTGGCTGAACTTGATTTCAAGAATCGACAAGTTGCCTTCTTGGTCTTTGATAATGCCGTCGGGGTTGGCCGTCCAAAAAGGGTTAAGTGTGCTGCGCCATGTTCCGGTCTCGACGATTGTGAGCTCGGGATTGTCCTCAGCCCATAGGCGCCTGATAGCGGGCTCAAACGCTGTTCCCATACGCATAGGCAGGTTTGGTTCGACTATGCCCTTAGAACCGCTCACAGCGCTTTCTAGAAGGTCTTGACGGGTCTGCCAGCGGTTCACGCCACAGATAGTTCCGATGTCTGAGCCACCAATGCCGGCACGAGCTTCATGCCACTCTGGTGAACCTGACTCGAAGTGACCGAGCAAGATAGCACGGCCAGACTGTTCAATGCGGTTTTCAATCTCGTTCATGTGAACAAGTTACAAGAAACCGCCGACAATAATTTGCCGACGGTAACTTGGAGCCGGAACGAGGGGAACGGCTCTTGTTTAGTTTAGTCCTTTTTCTTGGACTGTATCTGCTCAATCTGTTCGTTTATGGCCTTGTCGAACGCTGCGTCCTCGACGTATCCTCGGCCTGCGTAGATAAGCAGCAGAGTAGCAATTAGCGACACGCCGACTAGCACCGCTCCGAATGCAGCTGAGGCTAGTGCGTCGATACCGAACCAGTTACCGGCTCCTGGCGCGAGTAGACCTGACGCAGCCATGAACGCTGCGACACGTTTGGCTCTTTTTACATTTCTGTGTTTCATTTGGTTGCCTTCTTCTTGAGGTTTGCGGTGATGTGCTTGAGCGGGTCAACTAGGTCGTCGAACGGACAAAGGTGCGGCGTCTTTGACTTAGCGATTGCCAGGTGTAAGTGAGCACCGGTTGAAGCACTGCCTGACTTGTGTTTGCCACCGCCGACGCGCCCAATAGTGTCGCCCATGGCAACGACAGTTCCTACCTCGAGCTTGGACTCCTCAGCCAAGTGAGCGTATAGCACCCAGTAGCCGTCCATAGTCGAATGAATGAGTATCCAACCGAGGACGTCAGTCCAGCCGTTGAAGATAACTTTGCCTCGAGTAATGGCCGGGATAGGTGACAGTTCTTTTGGTGACCAGTCTTGGCCTCGGTGCGGTCTACCGTTGCGGTAGGGAGCAAGGTTGCCTAGTTCGTCGCCTCGGGTCTTCTTAGGGAAGGGTTCGAGGTATTCACTCATTTTCGACGTTGCACTCCTGGCAGTCCTCAGAGCAGCACTCGTCAGGCATGGACTCGATTAGTTCCTCGATTGTTGGCTCAAACTTTTCGGCTGGTTTGGTTTTTTTGCTTTTCTTTGGCTCAGGCTTGCCCGGCTTCGGGAATGAAGCGCTGTTTACTAATCCCATGTTTATGCTCCTAGTGCTCGGTTTATCAGGGTTATAGCGCCTGCGGTAATCAGTGCGCTAAGTATTGAGGCAGACCAGACAAACTTCTCCAGGGAGCGGATACGTGTTTCGTGGTCGGCAATTCTTTTGGTCTCGGACTTTATCTCGGCCAAGTCCTGAAGAATCTGAATCAGCATGGCCGACTGAGTTGGTTTAGTCGGGTCACTCACTTGGAACGCCCTCGAGCTCGAGACCGCAACCGCCGCACATTACAACAGTTGGTGCGTCTTCTACCTGGTAGGTAACGCCCTGGTTGACGCAGTCTTCAACTAAGCAAGTAAAAACAGTAATCATTATGCTGCCTCGTAGGTTGCTGAGAAGGTGATGTAGTCGTTGGTCGTCCACGTGCCAGGTATCAGGTTAGAAACTGTGGTTCGGTTGGTGTATGCGCCGGCGGAGCCCAGTGCGTTTACCCCGATAGTGTTTACCGTTGCGATTGGCAACATCATGTAGTCAATGCCACCCGCTCGAGCTGTGAGGTTAGGCACAAAGTTCACGCTGGTTGCTGTTACCGGAAGCGAGATTGAAGCAGCACCGGTTACGGCTGTGGTTGAGCCAAAGGTTAGGCGGCCACGCACGTGAACGGTCTTGCCCTGCTGGACGTAGGTAAACGAGGTCGTGCCGTTGCCCAAAGTGATACCGGTTAGGGTTGGTGTGTAACCTACCCAGGCGCCCATATAGCCTGTGCCTGAACCTAGTGCGCTAGCAAACGGAACCCATGCTGCGCCGTTCCATGCGTGAAGCAACTCGGTCGAAGTGGCGTAAATAACCATGCCTTCGGTTTTGTTGGCTCCGAGTGCTGTGTCAGCTGCGCTGGTCGTGGTGAAAGTCATGACGGCCTGCTTCATGAGGTAGGTGTTTACCTCGCTGGCTCGCAGAATGTTGCCTGCGGTAAAGGTGTTATACGGCATTTAGTTTCTCCAGAGTTCTAGGTCGGTTTGCCAGGTGTTTGGTGTAATCATGTGTGTAACTTTGCTGATGAGGTAATTCTCGTTGACGTTTATGCCGTTGGCCTGCACATTTACCAACACGCACTCGGCTGGTTCCATTTCGTAAACGTTGTGAAGCTGCGAGTTTCTGTGGTCGATTGCGTCGACTGAGATTGACTTAATGTTTTGGTTGCCGGTGAGTGTTAGTGCATAGTACGCCCAGTTGCTCAATTGGTCGGAGTCGGCAAGGTTTAGCTCGATGTCTAATGTTGAGTTGCCGTAAAGGTCTGCCTGGTCGGTGTCGACTACTGTCACGATTGTCGCAGGGTCCCAAGTCAGTGAGGCGTTTATTGTGCTGACAATGTCGGCGCTGCTCGAGGCCACATTTATGTAAGTCGGGGGAATGTGTGCGTCAGTAACGTCTTGGTGTATTTCGTATTCGTGAGCACCGGCAAGAGTGGTTGCCAGATATGAGCGGCTCATAGGCACGATTACGTTGAAACGTGTCGTCATTAGCCAGCCCAGTTCTCCCAGCATGGTCTCGAGGATTGTGTCCGCCAAAGCGGTCTCGAAGATGTCAATGCCCGGGAACAGCACCGAACTCGTCGTTCTGGTCGTGTTGAGGTTGACTAAAGTGCCAACTACGCCGTCAATGTCTTGCCAACGAGTCTCGAAGGTCTGGTCAGGTATCGAGCTGATTGTGGTCTCAAAACTCATCAGTTGCTCAATCTGGTCGCCCAGGGTTATGACTACTCGAGTAATGCCGTTGGCGTCAGTGTCTCGCTGAATGTCTTTGACGAAGCCGTAGAACCAGTCTGTGTCTGTTGCGCTCGGGTATGCCTTAAGCACTAGCTTGATTGGACTGTTGACCTTAATAAAGTAACCAGCAAATGGGTCGACACCTTCGGCGCTGAAAACCAGTGTGCCGGTCTTCATACCCAAGTCAATGGTCGTGCCGATAGCGCTCACACCGTTGGAGACAATGACTTCGGTGCAATACTGCGAGAAGTCAACGTATTCAATGTTTGAGACTGCGTCGTTGGCCAGCACGTCAGTGCCGTCGAGCGGCGAAACGTTTAGACGAAACAGAGTGTTTGGACTAGTGCCGATAAATACACCGAAGTCAGTATCAAAGTTGAACATTAGCCAACCAGAACCGTCTTGCCTGTGGACTTCTCCCAGGCACGAATAGCGGTAATAATTTCGTTAGCCGACATAGTCGACTTAATGTTGTAAGTGTTCTTGCCCGCTTTTAGTTCGCCACGTAGCAACTTGATTTCGTTGACCATTTCAGCGATTGGCTGGTTGCCCATTAGCCCTGATTGTGCAACACCGACTCGAGCACCGGTAACGGCTAGACCTTGAGTGGCTGAGAGTGCTTCGTTGAATAGTTCTGGTGAGTTAGCAAACCCTCGAAGAATGGCTGCGCCTTCTTCTGGACTCATGCCAAGTATCTGCTGGAGTAGTGGCGTTGCTGCCTTGCCACCGAGTGCCTGGAGTTTGGCTAGGTTGGTTTGGTAGTCGGCTAGTGCTCCCTGCATGCGCTTCAGTTCACGAACGTAACGGTCAGCCCGGAACACCTTAGAAGCGCCTCGGTCTAGTAGCCCGAAACCGAGCTCGACTGACTGGTAAAACTTTGTTGCCATGGCCATGATTTGACCTCGAACCTCGGCAAGTTTTGCCTGAACCGTTTCGATTGCTTTGACGAGCTGAGACTCGGCCTTCTTGAGAGACTTTGAACCGCCCTTGCCTGCGTCTCCAACACCAGGCACAGGTTTGGTGACAAAAGACCCAGGTGTTGGTATCTCGAGCTTCTTGACCTTTGGAACGGTTACTGTGCCACCGTCGTCAGCGCCACCAAGTAAAGCGTCAAGGGTTGCGAAGGCTGCAACACCGGCACTAATAGCGATAGCGGCAGCGCCCAGAGCAGCCCAGCCCTTAGCCGAAGACACAGCCTCGAGAGCCATTTTGGCGATTGCGTTGCCCTTGGTGATTGCGTAGGCGGCTTTCATAACGGTGTTGACTAGTCGCCAAACCTTTACGAGCGCTATCAGTGCGCCAATAGTTCCCACTATCCAAGTGTTGTCAGACAAGAAAGAAACAATGTTTGCAACCTGGGTGAATACCATGCCGAAGCCGTCGGCGAGCATTTGTAGTTTCTCTTGGCCGTCGTCGGATACTAGCCAGTCAGCGAAAGCGCTCAGGTATGGCAGCAAGTAATTACCGAGTGTCTCTTGCAAGTTCTCGAAGATAACCTGCATTTTCTTGAAAGGGTCAGCGTTACCGGCAGCCTCGGCTGCGCCCTCGGTCAGTTTGATAAGTTCAGCCATAGGGTCGTTGACGCCCTTGAGCGCTGGCATAAGCTTGAAAAGTTGCGTCATGTTGCCAGCCTGTGCTTTGGCAAGAGCCTTTGACGCAGTGGTTAGGTCGACGTTAGCCGAGGTTGCCAGGTCGGCTGCAATAGGTAAAAGCGCTTGAGCCTGGCCAAGGTCACCGGTTGCCAAGACAAGCGCCTGCATAGCCGGACGGAGTTCGTCGTCGGTGATTGCGAGCTGGTTGCTAAGGCTCTGAATGTAGGCCTCGTTGCTGGCGATTGCTTCGTCAGTGGCTCCAGTGGCTCGTCTGATTGCGCCCGAAAGTTTGACCATGGCCACGTTGTCGTCAGAGGCCGCTTTAGCTAGGTTAGTCAGCCCGGCAATACCGAGACCGACTCCCATAGTAGCAAACGCTTTGTTTACGTTGCCAGCCATTTTCTTGACTGAGCCCTCAACCTTGTCGAGCTCACGCATAGCCTTGCGCATAGCGCTGGTCATAGGCTTCGAGTCGCCGAGGACTGTAACCTTTAGAAACGAGGTCAGTGCAGCCATTAGATTAGTCCTTCAAGGTCAGAACCCTTCGAGGCGGCGAATGCTTCGATAAACGCGGTGTATTCCAGCAAGGTCAGTTGCCGAAACTCTCCAGGTGTTATCTTGACAGCGACACAAAACTCAGCCATACGCCGAGCCTGGTGTTTGTCTAGTTCTTGCCTTTTGGGTCGTTTGCTCCGAACATGGCCGTAACCTCGCTCAGAGTAAAGTTTCCGGCTTCCTCGATTGTGAAGTTAGGGTTGTCACGCCTTTTAAGAACGAACAGAATTGCCTTCAAGTTCTTGCCCTTTGGTGTGCCGTCTCCAACTACCTGGTCGATTGAGATACCGGTTAGATTTTCGATTGTTTCTACTTCGTTTAGCGTTAGCTGCTCGAAGTCGATTGCCTGGTCACTCATGTTTGTTCCTTACCTCGGTTTTTTTGGCTTGTATTGTGCTGCCAATTTCTCGACTTGCTCCTTGTAGGTTGCAAGTATTACCTCTCGATTGTAACCGAGTGCTTTCGCTAAGAAGGGATTTGGAGAGATGTTTTTGTAAACCTGATACTGCTTGTCATACAGCCAACCCCAGTGGATTGGCCCGGCATACGGAACAGAGGCGCTACCGGCTCGCACGATTGCTGTGGTGACTGTTGACGAAGGTTTGATACTTCGCACTAGTCGCCCGGTGCTGACGCCTTTGAACTTGGCGTCTCGTTTAGCCTGGTTGGCGACGATGTTTGCCGCTTCGTTGTTCGCTGCTTTTAGAGCTGCGTCCGGTGTGCCCATGAGACCGAGCCATTCCGCCGTAGCACGAACGCCGTCGACCTTCAGACCATTGTTCTCAGAAGTGAGGTCATTGGCCTGTCGACCCGACGGCGTCCGCCTTGCCATGAGTGTTTAGGCAGTTACGTCGACGGTTACGCCGTAGTAGAGCTTGGTGGCTACGTCGAGCCCACTGTTTACTACTCGGAGCGTTACCTCGAATGAAGCGTCCTCACCAGCGGTTAGTGCTAGTGGTGGAAGTTCGTTGAACACGACTGAGCCGGTGTAGCTCGGGGTCTGTGCGCCTGCGGCGGTTCCGTTTGGGTTGCAAACGAATGGAACCTCAGTGCCAAAGTTCTCCCAAAGTAGGCGGTAAAGCGAGGTCGAGTCGCCTGAGACGATACCCGAGAGCTTTAGAGACCATTCTCCGTTAGGGCGAACCTCGGTCATGGTGCGCTGTCCACCAGGTGCGTCACCTAGAGTCAGCTCGAACATGTTGATGTCTGGAGCGTAGGTGTCTCCGTCGAGGGTGAAGATGATGTTTTGACCGACAATGCGGGTCGAAGCAGCCATTTGATTTCCTTAGATTGTGATACGCAGGTCTACTCGAACCGTTGCGGCCAAGTATTCTGCGTTATTGGTTTGCAGTGTGTAGGGCTGACCTACGTCGACGAGGCCGGCGTATTGTGGCAGAGCCAAGATTGTGTCCTGGATAAGCTGGTCGAGTGTTTCTGTTGCTTGCTTGTTTGTTGCGGTCTGACTGACCAGCATTAGGTCTAAGCCCATGATGAACTCTGACGCAATGCTGGAACGGGTCAAATAAGTGCCTGAAGCGGCTATGACGATAACCGGGGGAATGAAACGCTCTGGAACATAGTCCATAACTTTCAAACCCTCAGCGGTCAACACAGCGCTAAACTGTGCCTTCGCCGTAGTTAGTTCGCTTGTCATACGGCAAAGCCCACGTAACGCTCCAAAAGACGACGAGCGTGGTTCGAGGGGTCAAGTGCCACTCTCACCGGTGCTCCGTCCATAGAAGCGAATTGTGCAACGCCGTTAGGTGCACTGCGACGGTGGAACTCTTCAGAGGCAACGTTGAGCACAGATAGGTCGATAACCGACTGAGGCACTGTGGCCTCGCCAATGTAAGACTCTACCCAGGCAATAGCCAGGTCGAGGCAGTCGTCAACGAATTGAGACTCCTCAGCCGTGCCAACGTATTCACGGAATTGCTCCACCGTCACAGTCATAACGAACCTACTAAGCGGTTACGTCGAGCTTGACGATTGCACCGAAGCGTGGAACAGCAACAGCCATGTAACCGTAGACAGAAACGCTGTCGGTCAAGGTTGTGATGTCTGAGTCGGTCAATCTCGCAGGCTGGCCAGCAGACTCCATGATGATTAGAGCCTGGCTGTTTGCCATGTAGACGGTTCCAGAAGCCAACGAAGGGTCGACAATGATTGGAAGACCAAAGACCGAGCCCGATAGGCCTGGAATGTTAGCCGAACCAATGGTGTTCGAGCCGTCGCCGTTGGTTGAAACGATTGGACGAGCGTCCGAACCGGCAACCTTGACGATGTTCACGTAAGCGTCGGTTGCGGCCAAGATGAACTCTGGGCGTAGACCGGTCTGACCGAAGATGTAAGCAGCGCCGTTAGCGATACCCTCAGCCAACGAAGCAGCAGTGCCGCCGTCAGCGTCGAAGGTCTTACCTGACCAAGATAGAGCTGCAAGAGTAGCAACTACCTTAGCGTTGGTTGCGCCTGCGTAAGCAAGTGACAGACCCTGGAAGACCTGGTCAAGGGTGTTGACTTGGCTGCGCTCGATGTATTGCTTGGTGAACGAGCTGTAACCGCCGTAGGTCTTGACTGGGACAGAGATGGTCTCGAAGGTTAGGTTTCCGAATGCGAGGGTCTCGCCTTCTGGGTCCTGAACGTCCACTGCGAGAGTGTTCGAGTCAATCTGTGCGTATTCAACGGTTAGACCGGTTGCCGGTAGTGGCGCACGGCTGAATGCTGAAAGGGTTGGGCGGTTGTTGGCGATTAGGCCGTTGATGTAACCGAACCATGGTGCAACGATAGCGGCGTCTGCCGAGGTCGAAGCGGCGCGGAATAGTTCAACTGCGTCAGAGTCACCAGAAACGGCAGCCTTGACGTATTCGCCCTGGCTCTTGAAACGGGTGAATGCTGGAGCGGTTGGAGCGGTTGGAGCAACGTTAGCCTCAACGGTGCGACGTAGCTCGGCTACCTCGTCCTGGATTGAGCGAACGTCGAGTTCGATGTTTTCAGACAAAGAAGACTCACTTTCGGGGGTAGGGGTTTCTTCGACTTCAGGCTCAGCCTGCTCGTCTCGGACTTGGGTAATAGCAGCGCCAGCAAAAGCAGGCCATACGACGGCACTTACTTCCTTGAGCGCTACTTTGGTGCGAGTAATCACGTTTCCGTCTCGCTTTTCTTCAACCGGGATAAAGCCGACTGAAAATCTATCTACCGAACCCGAGCGGATAAGCTCGAGCACGTCGTTGCCGAGAGAAGTCGGAGCAATCTTGCCCACAATTTCGTAACCGGCTTCGGTCTCACGTCCTTCAATGACGTGGCCAATAATCTGCTCGTGGTTCCAAAAGAGTTTGACGTCGTCGACGTTCTCAATGGCTCCAGGCACAAAGCGTTCAATGTATTTGCCACCGATGTCAGCGCCCTCGCCGTATGGAACGGCTAGACCGGTAACGGTGCGCTCTTCAGCGTCCTCGAGGCGCAGCTCGAAGTCACGTGTTTCTAGGTTCAAAGGTTTTCTCTCTCTCTAACCTCGTCCACGGTCATGAATGGCTCACCAGCAAGGGCAGTC